TTTTAATCTGGCACCATCTTCAAAAAACTGATCATGAGTTTTTTGATACCAGTCTTCATCTACAATCTTACAAAAATCAGCAGTAGATAAAGGTATTTCTATACCAAGTTCATTTTTAAAGGCTAATCGACAAAGGTTAAAACAGTCTATACCAGTTTCTGGATCTGTACCTAAATGTCTATAAGGAAAGTTTATGTATGAATCATACCATTTGTTCATGGCGATAAAAGGAGTGTATTCGCTCTACCCAATATTGAGATAAAGTTTCAACACGTGAGACTCCCCCCTCCTCTATGTGAAGCATTTGTGTTGGTGCTAAAAATAAAGCAAAATGTGTTACTAAATTTGACTTAGCTGACTTAAATGCTATTACATCATAGTTTTTTGCTTCTGTCAATTTTACTTTTACAGCACACTTTGAAGCCCATCCGTCAACATGATCAGTTGTAAAATGCTTCATCCACTCTCTTGATTTAGGATAAGTTGGGAGTTCAAAGTCAAGATCTAACTCATTTTTATAAAAGTGTTTTATAAGTTCAATACAGTCTATATCGCCATAGATATGGCGTAAACCTAAATATTTTTGTACCATTCTGATAACTCTGGAAAAGTTGCTTCAAAAGACTCATTCCTATATAAATCACTTCTGGTATTAACCTGTTTAAATCGTTTTTGAAGATGAGAATCATCTCTTGAATTCATATATTTTAAAGAACCAATAATATCTTTAGTTTCATGCTCACTTAAATCTTGAATTTCAAAAATTTGTAATCGATACTTTTGAATAATATCTTTTTTAAGATCAGTCGGTAATATTGTAGTAGATTGATAAGGAGGATTTACTAAATTAGTAATATTAAAAGATTTTTTATGTATTTTAATCCATTTTATTAATTCTATATTACTGGTAATTGAGTAAATACTACTCACTAAAGAGTAAGAAGTAATATATTTAGAAAATCTTTCAGCATTTTTTTTAAATAATGTTATATCAAGACCTTTTCTACCATACTCTGCTTTTTCATCAAATCCTTCTATACTCGGCCATAAGTCAATACTTTTAAAAGAAGACCAAAGTTTTTCTATATCATAACCTTTAAAAGATCCTTTGTAAGATAAATTAGTATTATAGGATAAGTCAATATTCTTACTACAATTATTATCGACTAAAAACTGTAACATCTTGTAGTGTCCCTCTTGTACAAAAGGTTCGCCCCCAGCAAAATATAAAACTCTAATATGAGTTTTTATCATCTCTATATCATTCCAGAATTTTTCATCTTCAGTCCATGGATCATAAGAATTAGGAGCATCTTGTTTAAGAGTTCCGTGATGCTTATCTTCTTTTGACCAAGAAGAAGAAGCATAAGATCCACACATTCTACAAGAAAAATTACACAAGTTGCCAAACCTAAAATCTAAATAGACAGGCGGTGTTTTTACAGTTCCATCTTCAAGAGTTGTATTGTAAAGTTTAGAGTAGTTTTGAAATCTTTGATTCATTCTCTGGCGATGGCTTTCGATTTCTTCTTCTTCCCAGTCATAACAAACTTTACATGCTTTTGGCTGGTTACCCTTAAGCATTTCAAGTCTTGCAGATTTAATTTCTTCTGAATTAAAAGCTGCTAAAGGAGATAAGCCTTTACCAAATAGATTACCGTCATGATTTAAGGTAAAGCAGCACAGACCATACTGACCTGAAAGATCTCCATACTGATGAATCCATGGTAAAATACATTTAGTATCTTTATTCGCGTGGGATTGTTCGTCCTGTGGCAGGGAAGCCTCCAAAATGTTGTTGATTATTACGGAGGGTACAAGCTTGAAGTGACTTACCACAAACATCTCCAGCTGAATCTGCAGCTACTTGATTGTTTGCAGCAATGGGGTTTACATTAGAAGTTAAAGAAGTTCCTGGAATAGCTAAACCTCCTGGACCTGGATACTGACACTCAGCACCTTTGTATGTCCATTGGCAGGTGTTTTTATAGTATTTGCGTTTTGGAGTGACAATCCTAAAGTATTGTAGCCACGAAACTAAACCAAAAGAAGCTACTGAATCATTTAAAGACTCAAGTTGATCAATTTTAAACTTATCTTCAATATAAGACTCTGTATCAGCTTGAGCATTTACAATATAGATTGGAGTATCGATAGTAACGCTCGGATCTAAAGCATTAGAGAGAAATAAAAATCTGTTTTCTTCAATCGATTGAATAGTTGCTTCAGTAGAAGTACCTTTTGCTACTACGTTATCTCCTACTCGATAAGGCATCGAATTATAAACTTCAAGAACATTAGCATTAATATATTGAACAGTAGAATACTCAGGCCAATAATCTAAAAAGTTAGCAAAAGTTGTTTTAATTTCTACCACACCTCCTAATAGATCACGTGTATCCATTTTTTGTTCTTGCCAAGTTCCCCCCACAGCTAAAGTTTGGTCATAAGTAAAAGAAGCATTAGTTCTACCATAAGTTCCAACAATTGCCTCATCATAATTCAAACCATCTTCATTTGTTGTAGTCCCTGGTACTGTACGAGGATCAATTCCATGAACTAACTCACCATTTACCGTTGCCTGTACTGAGTTTGAAGTATTATTTCCTGCTAAAAATGGGTCTTCTACCAGTCGTGTAATAAGATTGTCAAAGTTAAACATAGTAAGAGTTAGCTCATTGATCTTACCATCACTGGACTGATCAATTGCGGTAGAGTTTAATGGAAATGGTAGGTAGGTTTGTGTGTCAAAAATAACATTGTATTGAAGGTCAGATACTAAATCACCAATTATCTCTGAAAACCGTATTGGAAAGTCGTTAGGCCAAGCTTTACCAGCTCCTTGACCTGTAGGATTACCGTTTGAGTTTGGAGGATACCACTCACCTGGATAGTAAACTGTGTATAAACGAACAATAGGATTTTGTGTAAAAGCATTCTTTTCAGCAATAAAAGCGCTGGGAGCTATTGCAGATATAGTAGCAATAGCAGTGGTTACATTTCCACTCATTGTATTTGCTTGGAAAGGAATTGAAGAAGAGTTTAGTTGACCGTTGGAAGTGCCTGTAATTGAGATAGTGTTAGAATGAACTACTTCTGTAGAAGAAAATTCTTGTAAAACATTGTTAAGTTTTACTTTAAGTTGATTGGTTGTTGTATTGACATTAGCAATATAGCCAACTGTAGCAGTGGTGTTACCTACTAAGGCATTAGTAGATTGAAACCCTGCGGCATTATCAACAGTTAAGATTACATCATAGTTGCGAGCAGTCATCAGTCATAAGTCTCTAAAATATTAAATGATACAGTATAAAAGTTCTCAGTGAGTTGCGAACCTGTAGAAAGAATTTGTTGAACTTGTAACGGTCCGTCAAATCTTGCTGTTATTGTACCACTTTCATTGATATGTGACAAGTCAAAACTAAATGCTTCAAATTCTCCGCTTCTGGCGAGATAAAAGTTTTCAATCGCTGTTTTCTCAATTCCAGTGATATTAGAATATTGAAGAGAATAGGCTCTTTTAGAACGACGAGACTTTAAACGGCGTTTTTCATAGCCAGCTTGTGAGGTAAAAGTTATTGAATCAAATTGTCTTTGTGATGTAAAGCCTTTATCAGGCTTACGGTCTGCCATTGAAGTAAATCTATCATCTGAAGTAATAGTAGCCCCAAAAAGTCTGATTGTAAGTTGATCATCTGAATCAATTGCCCCAAGAGGAGCTCCTGATTCTAAGGTAATAGCGTTTGAAGATGTAATAGGAACTATAGTATCTGAACGATATCTTGGAGCATGTACCATTCTTGCAAAAGACACATTGCCTTTAAAATATTCACCAACAGAGGTAATATTTGAGTTAGCTCCAATTGTCACATTACCACTTGACGCAGTTTCAGCAACATACTGAGTGTGTGCTACTTTTACATTGTTAACATATAATCTTAAGTTTTGAGTTGATGAATCGTAGGATACTGCTACATGATAGTTAGAGCCTCCATTAGCATTACCACCGTATAGTTCAGTTATGCCTCCAGACCGATTTATAACAAAGCCTACATTAGAGTTTGCGCCGACTAAACGAAGATTATAGTTATTAGTAGCACTTCCGTGACGAGCAAATAGAGTTTGATTTGATGCTAAAGTAGCTCCTATGTCAGGTCTAATCCAAGTATCATATGTAAATGATCGATCATTCACATTAAAATCATCATGTCCAGGTATTTGAAGATAGTCATTAGTTCCATCAAGAGTAATAAACTTATCATCTCCATAAGTTGCATAAGCTGCTGTTCCACCAACAAAAGTTACAGTATGAGCTGAGTATGATTCATCTGTTAAGGCATCATAAAAGTTTGTAAGTAGTTTTGTTGCTGAATTATCTGCAATGTCAATGCCTTGAGTGCCTAATGTTGTAGAGGGATATGTGAAAGCATTAGATGATTGTGCAACACCTGATAAAAATACCATGATCTCTTCTGCAGAAGCTGCGTTAGAGCCAACAGGTAGTGCAAAAGAAGTTTGATCTGCATTAATTACGTAAGAATTACCGTTTATAACAGTAGCAAGAGTATTAGAATATTCTGCACTACTTGTAACAAATTCTTGTCTGCTAACTTTGTAACGATCTGGGATTGCAATGGTTTTTAGAGTTAAGCTTGAAGCATTTGGAGCAGTTGAAAAAGTAACAGTAGCTCCTCCATTAGAAACCGCATAGGTAGAAGGAGCTTGTACCACCCCGTCTGAAATAGCTAAAATTTCGCCTCTATAGCTAACTGTACCAGCAAGATTAAAAGAAGTTTCTGTGCTTGTAGATGTGTAAGTGATTTCTGTTGTAACACCAAATCCTGTAACAGGAGCGGTTGCATCACTGGGATAAGTAGCCATTAAGCAGCTCCTCCTCTCAAGGACTTACGAATTGGTCCGTTATTTCTAAGATCGCGAGTGACAATATCAATCACGTATTTTTCTCCATCAAAGGTTGGTTGTGAAGCTTGAGCTTCTTGTGGTGTGCCTTGATTGTTAATATTAACTACCACATTACCACCTTTACCTGTTGCATTCATCATTGCCATGTTATCAGCGCCCATTGCTTTAACAGCTGACTTTTTCATAACAAACTCACCAGGCTGAAGTAGGGCTGGAACTCTGTCCTGATAGTTTACATTACCACCGCCAGCAAAACGTTTTACGAGACCGCCTGCTGCAAATAAACCTGGATCAAGATAAGCTGATCCAGAAGCAATATCAGCTTGCATTTGTAGAGCAGCTGAGTGAGTTGTGGCACCTGTTGCAAGCATCGCATTAGAAGGACCGCCAAACAGTTGACCAAAGTTTAATCCACCTTGACCTAAGAAGCTAAATATACCTCCTCCGCCACCACTACCGCTTAGAGCACTAAAGATAGAACCAAAGAAGTCCACTACCCCTGTACCAGCTGCTTTAAATCCATCAATGATAGTTGCAAAAAATCCTTTTTGTTGCTCAGTAGCTTCAGCTGCTTTGTTAGCCACATCTGCTTGCGTTTGTTGAGTGGTATCAAGAGCTCGAACAGTATCTTCGATTCCGCCTACACTGCTTATTGTACCAGTAGTAACTAAAAGTGCTCCATCAATGACTTTGGCATTGTCAGCTCCTTTTTGTATACCGCCCATGTTAATTCCAAAAGCATTACTTAAGAAACTACCTGCTGATTCTTTTAAGAAGTCAACAGCAGGATTAATCAACGTTTCACGTAAAAGTTCTTTTCTAAACTCTTCTAATATATTAAATGCAAATGATCTAAATGTTTCATTAAAATCTTTTAGCTTAAAAGTTCCATCAGCAATAGAGTCAAATAGAGTTTCCATTGATCTACCAATTTCATCAATAGCAGCACCAAATCCTTTTGAAAGCCCTTGGAGCACATCATTATTTTGTATATCAGCAATTTCTTTTAGTTTGTCTAAGCTTGCCTTAGAGGACTCAAGAACTTCATTTATCGCATCAATCTCAGCTTGTTTTTTAAGGTTAATCAATTCTAACTGAGTATCATAAGAGTCTACAGCTGCTCCTGCCTGTGCAGCTAAGTTATCAACAGTTGTTGATCTTATTTTATTAGCATCTTCAATCTGCTTTTTAGTATTTTCATCGATTTTATCTCTTAAAACACCAATCGATGCTTCAAAAGCTTTTGTAGCCGAAGCAGGAGCTGTAGACAAGAATGATGAGCGAGCTGTAGCAGATACAGCTTGTCCTTGAGATGATGTAGGATCAAGACCTTTTGATACAGCTGCAAACTCACCAATGAAAGTAGCCAATATCTCACGTTCTCTGTCTAAGAGACGAGCTCTTTCAAGTAATAAGTCAAGTTGTGCTTTTTGTTCATCAGCTTGAAGTTTTAACTGAGTATCTTGTAGTTTTGACTGTTCTTGTAATACTGCAAGATCACCATTAATCTTACCTAAAGTTATGTCTAAGTCTGCTTGAGCTTGTTTTTTATCCAGATCTGCTTGTTTATTAATAGTCTCTATCTGCTTTTGATTAAACTCTCTTAAACGTGCTAATGACTCTTCTGCAAAAGCAATTTCAAGTCGAGCAAGTTGTCGATCTGTTATCAATCCAGGAAGACCTGTTTGAAGTCGTGCTTTAGATAAGTCAAATTGTTCCTTAGCTCTTCTTTCAGCTCTTTTAAATTCTTGCTCATCAAGTTTTTCTTGTGCTTGTAAAAGCTGTTCTTGAAATGATAGTTCTTTTTGAAGATTCTTCAACCGTGTATCAGCAAGTTTGTTTTGTTCTTGTTGTAACTTGACTGAAGCTTGTAAATCTGCAATTATTTCTTTATTTGAGATTTGACGGGCAGTTTTTTCTAAAGACTTGTTAAGCTTTTCTGACTCTTGGACAGTTTTTTTGATAGAACCTTCAATAGCTTGTTGAGCACTTGTTACTGCTAATAACTGAGTCTGTTGATCACCAGTTAACTTAATTTGTTCTCTTACTATATCAAGTTGTGCATCAGATAGACCAAGTCCTTTTAAAACTTCTTCATTTTCATCAGCTTTTGCAGAGGAAGAAAGGCTTAAGACTTTTTGAATCTGAGTAGTTGTAAGACCTTGTTCTTGTAAAACATTTTTAATTTCTTTTTGTTGTGCTAACAGTCCTTGACCAGCTTTGAATGTATCAAAAACATCTTGAAGTTGATTACCTCTAAATTGAAGATTTGTTTTAGCGATGTTACCTTGTTCATCGAACAATCCGTTTAATTTTTCTGCTGCTTTTATCTCTGCACTAAAAGTTTCTCTTATTTTCTCATTTATTTCTAAAAACTCTCTTTGAGTTTGAGACAGTTCTCTTGCACTTCGCAATCTTTCCCTAGTAGCTTCAATTTCAGCGTCAATCCCATCTAAAGTAGCTCTAAGAATTGCACTTTGTATACCAAGTTCTGTATCGATAAGATATAAACGTTCAATTTGTTGCTTAAGCTGGACTCTTTCTGCCTGTTGTAGATTGTTTTTCTGATCAGCTAATATACCTTGGAGAACTTCAATTTCTTCAAGATTGCTTAAAGATGCTGCTGTTATAGACTCTTGTTGTTTTTCAGCTGACGTTCGTAGAGTAGTCGTTCTGCCTAAAGAGTTTTCTAAAGCTTGAATACCAGAAGTGATTTGATCAGTTGAATTAGTTCCCTGATTTAATACGTCTACAAACTCATTAAAAGATACTAAGTTGCTTACGATAGCACTATTTATTTGTTCAAGAATGGTAAACTGCTTAAATAATTCAAAGTTTTGTTGATTGAATCCTTGTCTTATCTTTACATCAGCTTCTAAGATTGAGTTAAAAGTTGCTAATCTTTGTTCATCTTCAGCTCTGGAAGCTGCTGATCCATAGTTTGTTCCTTGTTCTGCCTGTGCTATCTTTGTATTTAAGGAGTTAAGAAACCCTTTACTTTCGTCACCTAAATCCTGAATTAGATCAGTTATTTTGTCCAAATCTCTTGCAACAAGCTCAGGATCAAAGATTCTAAGTTGTGGTAACTCACTAAATGTTGTAAATAAATTATCCGTACTCTTACTCGCTTCACCTAAAGCATCTGACAACTGAAGGGCTGAAAGACCAGTAAGTTGAGCTAAAGTGTTGATAGCCAAAAATCTTGTTTCTTGAGTTAATAATTCAGCTGCTATCTTTGCTTGAGTTTTTAAGTACAATTGACCTTGAAGAGTAGCTTGCGAAGTACCCTCCTCTAAGTTTTTAATTACTGATGCGAGTACTTCTTCATCACCCTCAAAATCTCTAAAAATAGAAGCAAACTGTGACTTAATTCTATCTACCTCAGCTTCGTCAATTTGAACTGAAGTTCTAAAAACTTTTTCAAGAGCTAATCCTGCAGCAGTGCCTATAGCAAGACCCGCAGCTGTACCAATAGGCCCAGCAAGAGATCCAACAAGTCCTCCAACACCCGCTAATAATCTTCCCACAACAGCGCGAACAAAAAGCCCAAGACCTAACCCAAAACCTGCACCTTTTACAGTTGATTCAACAGTTTGTTGTGCTGCTTGTAAAGCATCAGCTACAGCTGACTGTACCTCTTGAACTAACTCTTCTTTTGTTTTAGTAAACTCAACTGTTACGCCTAAAAACTTGCCTTGTAGTTGAAACTCATCTATATCTCTTAGCGCTGAATCAGCTTTTTCAAGATTTGCTAAAGACTCAGCAGCAAAAACTCCAATAGTATCTTTAAATTGTTTAAACTTAGGATCAAAACCAATTAAAGATCTAAACTTTTCTGCAATATCTCCAAGAAAAGCATTAAACTCTTTTGATTGACCTGTTAAATTGGTTATGATAGAGCTTAAAATAGTGAAGATTGAAATAATTGTTACAAGTCGCCCAGCAAAACCAACAATTGAAGCTGCAGCCCCTGTAACTGCTGAAGCTACAAAACCAATTCTTCTTGCAGCAACCTCAGCTCCCGTGCCTACTGCAGCAAAAAATCCTGTTGCAGCTTTCTTTGCTGAACCTAATGCCACCGTGTTTTTTTCTAAGGAAGAAGTAGCAAGATTATTAGCCTTTGTACCCTTTTCAGTAGCTTCTATCGTAGCACGCGCATTTTGAGCTTGTTTTTCTAAAAGAGGGATAGCCTCTTTAATTTGAGCATTTGATAAAGTACCGGCTTGAGCTGATGCACGAATTGCTGATAATCTATCATTTTCAACTCTGGTACCAGTTCCAGTAACGTTAATAAGTTTTAAAGCTTCAGTTGCAGAACTTTTTGAAGCTCGTGCATTCTCACTTAAATTTGTTACAAAAGCTCCGACGCGCTTACCAGCGTTTTCAAATTTTTCTGACACATTACCCAGAGCACCTGCTAATACGTCAATACCACGAGATGCTACCGTAGAAGCTAACACTCCTAAAGTTGATAACGCAGCACCAATATTATTTGAAATAAAGTCGGCAAGAGGAGCCAAAGATTGTGCTAAAAATACACCAATATCTACTAAGAGATTTTGTATTGTAGCACCTAAACGCTCAATTCGTTCAGCTGCTGTAGGTATAGTAACATTAATATTTCTAAACTTGCGCTCACCTTCTGTAATCACAGCATTGACAAACGCTTGTTGCTTTTCAAAACGTGAAAGGGAAGAAGCAATCTTACCGTTCGCAATAGCATATGCTTGAGCAGCAGGTTCGATCCTAGCAAAAATACCAAGTTCGTCTAGTAGTTCTGGTTCTAGTTTAGCAGCACCTCGAACTAAACGAGCAAATGCATCATTTAGGTCTCGACCTAAAGCACGAGAAGCTCTCAACGAAACATCTGTTAAACGATTAATTTGATCGCCACTAAATCCAGAAGAAAGAGCTAAGTTAGCATTTTGAGCTGCCTCTACAAAAGTAAGCTGTCCTTTTGTAATCTTATTAAGATTAGCAAGAATGGCATCACCACTCTCTCCAATTCCTGCAGCTAATGTTCTAATACCTTGTAATGTTTGTTCCGCACGAGCAGCGCGAGATAGAGCAGTAAATGCAGCAGTGATAGCAAAAATATTAGCGGCAGCACCAGCATATGCTCCGACAAGACCGCCTAAACCATTAGCTTGCGCAGCAAACTGACGGCCTGATGATGCAGAGGTTTGTCCTAAACGCGTAGTATTACGATCTAAGCGTTGAGTAGCTTTACCAGTATTATCAAGATCCTTACGAACCTTGTCAAAACCTTCAGTTTTACCTTTTAAAGTAGCGATTGTACTTTTATTGCCAGCCACTTATCTTCCTCTCTGTGCTTTTGAAAGTGATTCTTGTTCTTTTCGTTTTTGAGCATAGTAACTACTCATTTCTGATTCACCTGCACGTAATAACTCAAATACAGCTCGACGGTCTTCTATCTCGTAAATGTTAAAGATTGCCTCTAAACCAGCATAATCTTTACCCATCCAAGTACCGCTCATACCTTCCCATTTATCAGGTAAAGCGTTTAAAACTAATAAAGCTTGTTGAGCTTCCAGAGATAAGGTAGAAGGATCGATAGGAATATCTTCTTCACGAGGCTCCCACCCCATTTGCTCACACATCTCAAAGTATTGATCTGCACTAATACCTCCGCCAAAAAGTGAGTTACGAAGGTATTCGGTTAGTTTTTTGCGTCTGTCTCAGCTTTTTGTTTTGAAAACTGTTCAAAATCATTCATCGCATCTGTAACAAATTGATCAAATACAGTAGATGATTTCAATAGTTCTACAGCTTCTTCTTCACTATAATCGATATTTTCATTAGCGTCCATTGAAGAAATATCAACAGGAAGAAGAATAGGAAGGTGCTTTGCTTTAAGCCCTTTCCATCCAACGATTGCTTTTTCTGCATAGTGCTCCAAAAACTTGTCGTTATCAACTTCTTCTTCACGCTGGCGTGTACGTTTATTAAATTTATAACTAAG